CATTGGGCAGTCCTCATTTGGCAGAAATGGCGGGTATACTCATCAAGAGTTTGGGTATTTTGGCATAACGTTGGCTAGTAATAACGGAAATCTTGGTACTACGCTAAGCTACAACCATGCTAGACGTGGTGTGCTAGGACAAGTAACAACTAATGCAACGGCAACTAGTCTTTTACGAGACCCTTCACTAGGCAGTAACGGAGAGAACAACATTGGGTTTGGCTTTAACAACAATATTGGAATGTTTTTTAACGGGTTTATATCTGCAACTTCGTCTACAGACAAAGCAATGTGGTCTTTTAGTGCTTCAGTACGAAAAGACAGTGTAGGGACCACCGTTCTTGACGGTCAAACTGTCACAAAACTTCAAAATTCAGCAGGTGCAGCATCTTGGACGATTAGTGCCATATCAGTAAACACCGGAATTCGTGCTGCAGTAATAACCGCTACAGGCGCAGCAGGCGTGACAATTACATGGGCTTGCTGGTTTGAAGGGGCAATGGGAGGTCCAGTGCAATGAGCATACAGCTTGACAATACTGACGTTGGTGTTTTCTCTCTTATTACGCCTGCATCAAATTCGCAAACTTGGACATTTCCTATTTCTAATGGGACAACAGGGCAAGCTTTACAAACTGATGCTTCTGGAAATTTATCTTGGGTTACGCCATCTTTGCTTACCCTTTCTGGGTTTACGCTTACATCTAACACGACAGGCACAAACGCCACTGTAAATACTTCAGCAATTGCTGCAACAGCTGGCAGTATTAATATGCACTTTGCGCTGGTTGCAGGCACCACCACTGGAAACGGTCCTATATACAATTCGCAAGCTGCAGTAGGCGCAGGCAATACTCGTGGAAATGGAGCAATTGATCTTCAATTTGCAGGCGATAGAGTTGCGGCAACTCAAGTTTGTTCAGGTCAGTATGCTGTTAATATTAACAGCTATGCCTCGACTAACGCAGGCTATCAAGCAACTTCGATAGGTTGTGAAAATGTTTCAAATGCTGCGCAATATGCGGCTGCTATTTCGTGTAGAAACACATCTTTCACAAGTGGTGCAGAAGCTAGCGTTGCAATATGCACAGATCAATCAACGCTTACTGAACGTGACAACACTATCTTAGGCGGTAAGTATGCTACTGATAGAGGTCGAAGGTATCAAGTGATCTACCCTGCTGTTGGGTATTCGTCAGGTACACAAACTGTTGGTCAAAGTCAAACTTGTCATTTGCAATTTTTTGCCGTAACAACAGGCACAACTGCTGTCACTATGTCATCCGACACGTTTGCAGGTAGAACATTAAGCAATGCTAATATGATGTTCATAGGCGCTAACACAGCTTTTTATATGAGAGCACGTGTGTATACAATTTCTTCAAACGGCGGAGGGTCAAAGTCGTTTACTATAATGATGGCAGGTAAAAAAGCTGCAACAAATGCGTCACTTACGCCAGTGGCTGCATCAACTATAACGGCATCGTTTGGCACAGGCGGTACTGGTGCTGTAGATTGTGTACCTGCTTATGACACAACTAATGGGTGGATTCAGTTAAACTGCATAGGGTTGGCGGCAACCACTTTTTATTGGTGCGCGTCCATCGAACTTGTTGAGATGGGGTTTTAGTATGCCAGTACAGTTTGATAATTCACCACAAGGCGTACTAATTCTTCAGTCATCGCCGACGACTATTCCTACGATCACAGTAAGTAACGCTCCAGTTCAAAACACTCATTTTATTGGCATAAATAGTTCTGGGGAACTTGGGTCCTATGCGCCGACAGGTGCAGTATCAGGGCTTACAACAGGTGTTGACAGTGCTGTGCCTAACAATACAATTAATGTCGGGTACTTTTTTGCTAATGGTGCGACAAATGCAAGCATTCAATTTGAAGGTAGAGGGTCAGGAGGCTTAATAGGCGATATTCCTGATGGTGCGGTGTCAGGCGGTGTTGCTCGAGGGCTAAATACAGTTGACTTACAACTAGAAAGAGGTAGCGCAGGTCAAGTCGCTTTAGCTCGATATAGTACGCTGTTAGCAGGTAGAAATAACACTGTAAACGCAGTTAGTTCGACTATTCTTGGAGGCTCAGGCAATACTATTTCGCCTGGAACTTCAGCTACAGGAACGTACAATCTAATTATAGGCGGAATTGCACACAATATCAACCAAATTACAAATAATGGGGCAACAGGCACAGGTTTTTCTGCAATATTAGGAAGCAATACTTGTCTTGCATCAGGTGACAATTCGATAATTTTTTCTAGCTACAACGCAACTGACAGAGGAAGACCACACGGAAATTGGGTTATGTCAGCAGGTAATGCAGGACAAGGAACAGCAGGTCGTTCTCAAGTCGTTTATAAGATGCTAACAGCAGTAACAACTGATGCAACGCCTACGATAATGCAAAGAGGCGGTCAAATCTATATACCTATTAACAGTGCTGTTGCAGTTGATGCTATCGTAGTGGCAAGTGTTGGCGGCGGTGGCGATACTGCCATGTGGACAATACAAGGGTTGGTTGTAAAAGGTGCAACTGATGCAACTGTAGCACTGCAAGGGACAATGCCGACTACTCTTGTTGGCCGTAATACAGGAGCATCCTCTTGGAATATTGCTGCTGCGGCAAACACAACTGGTGTAGGCACGCTTAACTTCACTGTTACAGGCCAAGCAAGTAATACAATTCGATGGTCAGTTTGGGTTAAACTGATTGAATCAACAACGTAACTAACAAAGGATAACATGGAAAAAGTAACTATTTCACTAGAACTGGCTAATCAAATTCTTGGCTACTTAGGCAAGAAGCCGTTTGAAGAAGTCTACACAATCATTGAACGATTCCAAAAAGAGCATAAAGAATCTGCAGCAATGTCTGCCGCTGTGCCTACTGACGTAGAAGTGGTTGAGTAAGAATTGATCCAATCTCCATCCTCTTTGCTGCAAATGCTTGTGTCGCCGCAATCAAAGAAGGTTGCGAGCTATACAAGCAAGCTAAGACATCTTTCATGGAAGTCAAGGCAACGGTTGACGAGGCTATTGGAGTTGCACAAGAAGTACGTGGGTTCTGGGGCAAACTGGCAAGCATGTTTGTCAGTGCGCCAGAACCGACTAAAAATAAGCCTGTCACAAAGAAGAAGGAAAAGTATGTTGCCGTTGACGAAACCAAAGTCATGGCAGATGTGGTCAGTCAGCTCACGGAGTTTTTTAGACTTCAAGAGCAGTTAGCTGCACATATACGGGAAGAGGAAGAAAAGTCTAAGAACGTTTACGAACCCAATGCCAACTTAATGGAAGCCGCGCTTAAAAGAGTGATGGCACAAGATCAAATGGCAGCATTGGAAGTAACGATCAGGGAAACTATGGTGTATCGGTCACCGCCTGAAATGGGCGCACTGTATTCCAAAGTGTTTGACATGCGAGACGTGATCAAGGAAGAACAAGAAAAAGCCAGACTGAAAGAAGAGGCAAAGGAAAGGGTCAAGTCATGGCAACGGTCGGAGGCAAAAAGAAACTTCCACCAAAGGTCAGCATACCTAGTAGTGACTACTATATTCCTCCTCTACGTTTGGATGTGGCTCCTGTTCGTCAGTCGGTGGGGGAAGACATAATGGGTTGGATAGCAGCATGCGTGCTGGTTGCCCTTCTTCTTCCCATGCTAGGAATGCTGTACTTGGATATTCTAGAGGCAAAGCATGAAACCAATCGTGCTTTAGAGAAGCTAGAAAAAATTGAGCAGCGAATTGAAAGGAAAGAGCGTGAGAAAAACCGCAATGAGCCTGATGCTATTGGCGACAATCCTGTGTTTGACAGGGTGCGAAGACCGCTTTCGCTACCCTTGCCAAGACCCAAAAAACTGGAATAACACGGAGTGTAAACCACCTATCTGTACCTCATCTGGCACTTGCCCTGAAATGTTAATTGCACCACATGAGAAGGAGACGAAATAATGCCAACAGTTGTAATGAATAAGTCAAGCCGTATGACTGCTGAAGAAATCGAGATTCGTGTCTGGGCTTTCGTAATTGTGGTTCTGGTAGCCATCCTTTTTGCTGCGATGGGCATGTTTCTGTACTCTGTCACTTATGTGACACAGCCTATGAACGGACAAATGGCAGCCATTGACAAGGTCTACACAAGCCAAATATCGACAATCATGGTGTTTATCACAGGGGTGCTAGGCGGTGTGGCTGGAAGGTCAGGCATTAAAGCTGTGGCCAATGCAGTAGCCAAGGCTGAAGCTAACGACAATGAGACGCCTAAGCCATGACGATATTCAATCCGTGGGTAATTCTGAGTGTTCTGATTGCCGTTCTGTCATCATTCGGTGCAGGATACTACAAAGGCAGTGATGACGAAAAAGCTGAGCAGCAAGCAGAAATAGCCCTCTTGAACCAAAAAAGCCGTGAAACAGAACAAAGACTCATTCAAGACGCCTTTGATGCAACCATGAAACTGAAGAAAGCACAAGCAAATGCACAATCTCTTTCCAAAAAGCGCAATGCTGACATTGATAGTGGCGCTCTCAAGTTGCGGATTCCTGTCCAAGCAGCCGACTGCCCAACCCTATCAGCCACCGCAGATCCCACCTCTCCCACCGGAGATAGCATTCAAACAACAGCCGAACTTGACAGAGAGGTTGCTAAATCTATTGTCGCCATCACAGACCAAGGAGATGCCAACACCAGACAGCTCAACGCCTGCATCGATGCCTATAACGACGTCTATAAAACCTTGAAAGGACAGAAATGAACTTAAGCCCTAACTTCACGCTTGAAGAACTTACTCATACTGACCACCGTAACTTGGAGAACGAACCAAATGAAACTGAACTTGCAAATCTTAAAAGACTGGCTGACTTCCTTGAAACAGTCAAAACTG